ATTGTGAAATGATATTTGTTAATAAAGATGATAGTATTTCTTTAGTTAAGTATTTAAATAATACAAATGATAGAAGAGTATCAATTATAATTGAAAAAAATGAAAATGAAAATAATAATAATAATATTAATACATCAACAAAATCATTATTTAGAAATAAAATAATTCAAAGAGAAAATTCAAATGAAAATAATAATATTAATCATAATATATCAACAAGATCATTATTTAGAAATAAAATAATTCAAAGAGAAAATTCAAATAATAATATTGAAGACAAGTTATATAAAGATGATTATTATGAAAAATCAACATCACCTACATCAAGACCAAATATATCACCTGCAGCAAGACCAAATATATCACCTGCAGCAAGACCAAATATATCACCTACAGTAAGACCAACAAAAAATTTAATTGCATCAAGATCATTATTTGGAACTAACATGATTTCAAGAGAAGATAGAGAAGATAGAGAAGATAGAGAAGATAGAGAAGATAGTGAAGATAGTGAAGATAATGAAGATAAAGAATATAACAATAATAATAAAAAAATATCAATATTAATTGAAAAAAAACCAGATCAATCGCAAAAAGAAGTTTCTCCGATGGTAAGAAATAATATTTCACCAATGGCATTAGCGGATACATCAAATAATAAAGATTTCGGTCATCTTAAAAATATATAAGAAACAATATTAAACAATATTAAACAATATAAAATAATAATAATAATTAATAATAATAAAAAATGTGTGGAATATGGTTATCTATAAGTGATACTGATTATTATCATGAATATAATAATATTAAAAAAAGAGGTCCTGATATGTCTATATATCAAAAAATAAAAAATGTTACAATTGGTTTTCATCGTTTAGCTATTTTAGAACCTAATTTTAATGCGACACAACCATATGTATATAATAATAAAATTTTAATTTGTAATGGTGAAATTTATAATTTTAAAGAATTAATAAAAGAATATGATTTAACAATAAATAATAATGCAGATTGTTTAACAATATTACATTTATATGAAAAATTAAATTTTGATGAATTTTTCAATATTTTTAAAAATAATAAAATAATAGGCGAATATGCTTTTATTATAATTGAATTTGATGAAAATCAAAACTTTAAAAAATTAGTTGCATCTAGAGATCATATTGGTGTAAGACCATTATATTATTATAAAGATGACAATGAAATACGTTTTTCATCTGAAATAAAAGGTATGGATAAAGCAATTGAGTTTCCACCAGGTAACTTTTTTATATATAATTGTGATAAATCAAATGAATTAATTGATTTTAAAACAATATATGAAATAAAACCAATTTATGATAAACCAGAAGAATATTATTTAGAGAGAATTAGAAATGCTGTTATTAATTCAGTAAAAAGAAGATTAATATCTGATAAACCATTATCATTTCTTTTATCAGGTGGAGTAGATAGTAGTATTATTGCTGCAGTTGCAACTAAATTATTAAATAAACCAATAAATACTTATTGTTGTGGTATGGAAGATGGAACTGATTTAGAATATGCTAATAAAGTTGCAAAATTTATTAATTCTAATCATACACAAGTTATATTTACACCTGAAGAAGCACTAGCAAGTATTAAAGATGTTATATGGATTACTGAAACGTGGGATGTAACGACTATCAGAGCATCAGTAGGACAATATTTAGTATGTAAATATATTAGTGATAATTCTGATGCAAAAGTAGTATTAGTTGGAGAAGGTCCTGATGAAGTTTGTTCTTCATATATGTTTAATTATTATGCACCAAATGGTGAAGAGTTACATAAAGTAGCAAAAGAATTTGTAGAAAAAATTCATTTATTTGACGGAAGAAGAGCTGATAGATGTATATCTTATTGTGGTATGGAAGGCAGAGTACCATATCTTGATTTAGAATTTATTGAAGCATATTGGGAAATTCCACCAGAATGGAGACACCCTAAATATAAAGGTATTGAAAAATGGTGGCTTAGAAAAGCTTTTGATAATCAAGGATATCTTCCAGATGAAGTATTATGGAGAAAGAAAGATGCTTTTTCAGATGCTATAACTTCAAAAACAAAAAGATTATATGAAATTATTCAAGATTCTCTATCAAATACTAAATATAATGATAAAAATGAAGTTGAAAAAGAATATTATAAAGAAATATTTATTGATTATTATAAAGAAGAAAATCTTAACGTATTACCACATTATTGGCAACCTAAATGGATTAATAATAATAATAATTTTATTAATCCATCAGCTACTATTTTAGATGTATATAATCATGAAAATTAATATAAATAACTTAAACTAGAAAAAATAGTTACAATTTGTATTAAATTAAAGTAATATGTTAAGAAAGTAATATCTTTACATTTATACTTATCAATATTTATTAATATATATGTTAATTGAAGAGTACTAATAATATAAACACAAAATAAAACTACAAATATAATAAAACAACTTCTTGTAAAAATATTTTTAATTCTCTTTAAAATATATTTTTTTAATTTAATAAATAAATAGAATACAATTCCAATTTGAATATATGATAAAAATAAAGTTGTTAAAACATAAAATTTTTTAATATTTGTATCAAATATTGTTTTATATTTATCACTTGTTAATAATAAATTTATAAACATAATTTGTATAAATAATCTTACTAATAATATTGGATTTACTTTATGTGATTGTTTATTTATTAATTTATGAGATTGTTTTGATTCAAAAATACTTGGTTCATTAGTAATAATCATATTATTATTTTGTTTTGGTACAAATATATCTTGACTTGTAGTACTAATTTTATTATTATTTTGTAAATTTAATTCATAAGCCATTATTATAATATATTTAAATAAGAAATTTTTTTAAATAAAAATTGAATTAATTAATATTAAATTATAATAGTATTTATTATTTAATATTAAATGGAAATTACAATTAAACTTTCGGAAGAAGTCATAAAACAATTAAATAATAAATATAGTAAAGAAGAAATTGAAATTATTGGTAAAAATCTATTATTAGATTGGTGTGATTATAAAACAAAGAATGATTATGAAACATATCAAATTAAAGAGTCAATACAACAGTTACAACAAGTTACTAAAGATATTTTTGGTTTATCAAAAACATCACAAAAGAGAGGTGAAATTAGTGAAAATATGATTTATACTATTTTTCAAAACGATTATCAAAATTATTCTTTTGAAAAAACAAATCATGTTTCACATTCAGCTGATGCAATTGTTACAACACATAATAATGATAAATTTTTATTAGAAATAAAAAATTATCAAAATGTTGTTGATCAAAAAGAAATAATTAAATTAAAATATGATATGGAATATACAAATATTAATTATGCATTATTAATCTCAATACAAAGTGGTATAGTAGGAAAAAAAACAATAGATATTGAAAAATTTATAATTAATAATAAAGAACAAACAATTGTTTATTGTTCATATATATTTGATGAACCTCATAAATTACATAGTTGTATAACATTATTAGAGTCTTTAATGAAGATAAAATTAGAAAATTATAATTATTTTAAAGATGAAATAATTGAAACTATTAAAGATATAACAGAAATTTATGATATTATTAAAAATCTAAATTCTCAGTACTTGATAGTAGAAAATAATATTAAAGAACAATTATCTAATTTTTATCTTATAATAAGAGATTATCAAATAAAAATAAAAGATAAAATTAATAAAATTAGTAAAAAAATAGACGATATGATATATATAAGTTCAGAAGAATTTATTGATAATTTCAATGAAAGTGAATGTATTTTACAAGTTAATAAGATTAATGATTTAATTATAGCTAATAATTTAAAAATTATAAAAAAAGATGATTCTTCATGGATATTATCAAATGATAATAAAAATATTGGAGAGATAAAGAAATTTAAATCTAAAATTGAAGTATCATTATACAATCCAAATATATGTCTAAAATTTTTATCAAAAGATAAATCTGATGAAAATTATACTTTGTTTAATAGTATTATTAAACAAATTATTATATAATTTAAAAATATTATATATATATATATAAATGAGTGATTTAACTATAAGAGAACAACAAGATTTACAACAATCACATGAAAATATTAGAAAACAACTACCTAAAAAAAATAATAATGTTGATATTTATTTTGTAAGACATGCAGAATCTTGCTCAAATATATCTACTACACTAGAAGGAAAAATAACTCATCCACCATTATCATATAAAGGGATGCAACAAGCTATTAATCTTGGTATTAATAATAAAATAATAGAAATGGATTTTGATAAATATTATTGTTCTCCGAGTTTAAGAACAATAATGACTGCTTGTTTAGCATTAAGACGAAAATTTCGTAGTAGTGAAATTCCTTTAGAATTACATTTATGTCCATATTTAATTGAACATAAAAATTTGGCAGAAACATTCGGAGAAGAAGATCAACAAAATAGTATTGTTCCTAAAAAACAATTACAAAATATGATTAATTATATAAAATTATGGTTTGAACAACAATATTTTGATAATTATATAGATTATGAGTTTGTTCATATAATGTTTAATTTAGTCTTATTATTGAAAAAGAATTATGAACTTTACAAATATATAGAACCTATTCAACAATTATTACAACTTGAAGAATCAACAGAATCTAAAGAAAAACCAACTAGAACAGTATTATTAATCAATTTAATACAAACGATAGAAGAACAAAAAAAAACAGATAAAACAGATGAAACAATTAATGAACAAGGTATTATAAATAATACAAACAACGATATATCTAATATTTACAATAATATTATGCTGTTGCTTAATAATCCAAATTCCGAAGATCTTTTAATATATGAAATACCTAACAGTAAAAATAAAATAAATTATAAAATAATAATTGAACAATTAAAATCATTAATAAACTCTAAATATTTTCTTAATAAAATTACAATTAAATATGATTATGATGACAAAATGGAACATGATCCTAATATAAAAAGATTCATTGAAGATGAAATTGTCCCAATAATAACTTTAGGTGAGAAATCAAATAATAAAATTTTATGTTTTTCTCATGGTAGTCTATTAAAAGATTATTTTATATTTGATATAAAATTAAAAAATACTGAAATATTGTTTTATAATCCAAATAATAAAACTATTAAAGAAACAAAAAAAATTTTTAATAATAATATAGTTATAGATGAAAAATTAGTAAAAGATACATGTGGTACATTAGAAAATATATTATTTTTAAGAAAATTACATAGTATTTCTAAAGAAAATATATTCTTAAAAAAAATATTACATGGTGTTTCTGATAAAACAAAATATAAAATGTTTAGAGTAATTAATAAATATTTTAATGATCCTGATTATATTATAAACACTGATAATAATATTGAACACATTTTTAAAGTAATGAATGTAAAAGAAATAGAGGAAGAATATGAACATGTTGAAAAAAAAATAGAGGAAAAATATGAACATGTTGAAAAAAAAATAGAGGAAGAATATGAACATGTTGGAGGAGGACAATATAAACATAAATATTTAAAATATAAGCATAAATATTTAAAATATAAACAATATTTAAAATAAGATTATTAACCAGTTTTTTCTGGTTTGTGCGTTTCTCTAGTTATAACAAATCCCGCTAATGGAAAATATATAAATCCTTGTATAACCGATAAAGTAATAATATATTGAGATAATCTATTATACTTTCCATTTTCGAAACCACTATATAAAGTATTAGAAGCAATTAAAGCAACAGACGAAGCTATAGATGCAGCTGAAAATGCTATTTTTGAAGAACAAAAAGTTAATCCAGAAGTTGATGATTTTGAACTGGTTGGACTGGTTGGAGGAGGACAATATAAAAATAAATATTTAAAATATAAACATAAATATTTAAATTATAAAAAAATTTAAATCAAACTAAACAATTAAATTATTAATATACGTAAATAGACAGTGGTGATAATTATTTAATTTTTTAATTTTTTATTAAAGAATTTGTTCATGTTTTCAATTAATTCATCACGAACATATTGTATTTTTTGTATTTTTTGTATTTTTTGATTACAATTACTATCATTAATATTTTTTATATAAGTATCACACTTATCATTAATCATTCGTATTCCTCCACCTTGAAGATGTTTATATTCTTGTTCTTGTTTTTGTCTAGCTATTTCTGCATCACTATCTTCTTGTTTGTGTAATTGTCTAGCTATTTCTGCATCACTATCTTCTTGTTCTTGTTTTTGTAATTGTCTAGCTATTTTTGTATCACTATCTTCTTG